GAAGGCAGACCTGAGCAAAGGGCAGTACGGCTGTGTCGGCCAGGGCTTACATATTGCCAAAAAACTGCTCCCGTATATCCCGAATAACGCGGGGATCCTGCTGGTACCATGCTGTCGTGGTGGTTCGGCATTCACCAAGGGCGCGGAGGGGACATTCAGTGCGGACGCGGGGGCCAGCCAGGATTCGGCACGCTGGGGTGTGGGTAAACCGTTATATCAGGACCTGATTGCGCGCACTAAAGCTGCATTACAGAAGAACCCGAAAAATGTGTTGCTGGCGGTGTGCTGGATGCAGGGAGAGTTTGACATGAACGCCGCCACCTACGCACAGCAACCTGCGCTGTTTACAGCCATGCTGAAGCAGTTTCGTGCTGACCTCACTGTGTTTAACGCGCAGTGTCATGGTGGTAGTGCTGTAAATGTGCCGTGGATTTGTGGTGACACGACGTATTACTGGAAAAATACATACGCTACCCAGTACGACACCGTGTACGGCGGGTATAAAAACAGGGAGAGTGAGGGCGTTTATTTTGTGCCCTTCATGACAGACGGTAACGGCGTCAATACCGCCACTAACGCACCGGCAGAAGATCCGGATATTCCGGCATCAGGATATTACGGTGCGGCATCGAGAACGAATGGAAACCAGGTATCATCAAACCGCCCGACACATTTCAGTTCATGGGCGCGCAGGAGCATTATTCCGGATCGTATGGCAACCGCTATTCTGAACGCAGCCGGGCGCACCTCAGCTTTCATCAGTGGTAAGGCACCGGAAATCAAACCCTCGCCCGGCGGCAACACGCCATCGGGGCCGTCTGAAGATGCATCCGTACGCACAATCTCCCTGTTGCCGACAGCCGGAGAGGCTGCTGCGCAGGGCTGGACCATTAAGGACGGCGGAATTCAGTTGTCGGGTGGTGTATTTAAGATCGCCAAGCAGAGCAATAAAACCTGGTCCCTGATGCATCCGGTGGATGACGCAGTCTCCCTGCTGACACGGGGTGGCAGACTGAGCTGTAAGTTTCGACTGTCAGGCGCACTGACCAACAACCAGTTCGGCCTGGGAATTTATCTGTATACCGATGTAGCGTTACCTGACGTCGTGGCGATGGCCGGGACTGGTAACCCGTTCCTGATGTCGTTCTTCACCCAGACCACAGACGGCAAACTGAATCTGATGCATCACAAGAAAGCAGGAAACACAAAGTTGGGCGAGTTCGGGAATTACAGTAATGACTGGCAGACGCTGGAACTGGTGTTCACCGCCGGCAGTGCCACGGTTACTCCGAAACTGAATGGAGTGGCTGGCCCGGCATTCCAGGTCATAAAAGACAGTCTGACACTGGGGCTGAATGCGCTGACGCTGACGGATATTACCAAAAATGCAGCGTATGGCGTTGAGATAGAAAGTCTGGTGCTGGAGATAAATGCACCGGCATCATCATAAAAAGTGAGCCAGTCAAATGGAAGGTATCGTTAAACTCACCGGTAGTGTCAGTGGGTCGTCTGAGATGCCTGCATGAGTTATCAGAGCCATCAGTACTTAACTGGTGGCTTTTTTTATTGTTGTCAGCTTCCGGATAACGGGAGACGGGGTATGTACCAGATGGAAAAAATCACAACAGGTGTGTCATACACCACGTCAGCGGTGGGAACGGGCTACTGGTTCCTGCAGTTGCTGGACAGGGTTTCCCCGTCTCAGTGGGCGGCAATAGGCGTGCTGGGGAGTCTGCTGTTTGGGCTGCTGACATATCTGACTAACCTGTATTTCAAAATCAGAGAGGACCGTCGTAAGGCTGCACGGGGAGAGTAATTCAATGACTCAAAACTATGAACTGATTGTGAAAGGGATCCGCAATTTTGAGAATAAAGTTACGGTAACTTTAGCGTTACGGGACAAAAAACGCTTTGACGGTGAAATTTTTGACCTGGACATCTCGCTGGACCGTGTTGAAGGTGCCGCGCTGGAGTTTTATGAGGCAGCAGCCAGAAGGAGCATCAGACAGGTCTTCCTGGATGTTGCTGCCGGGTTATGTGAAGGGGATGAGCTGTCGCCGGAAAAGCGCCCCATAATTTTAGAGGCGCAGGATGTGTTGATAACCTACAAAGGAAAGCTACCGGGAAGAATTACTGGTTCTCTGAAGATGCCGCCGTCAACACTGCGGTCAGAAAAAGAGGCGTCTTGTCTGCAGTCTGAGTACTCCATTACGGTTAAAAGTGCCGGAGAGGAAGGAAATAAACGTTATTTTATTGCGTCTGCACCTGATAAAGATCAGGAATGGGAGTGTAACCGGCCATCCTTTGTTGTATACGGAGATGGCGGGAAAATAACCATCTCAGAAAATGGGAAATTAACACCGCCATCGCACCAGCATAGTGAGGCGCTCATTGAATTTGCCATTGATTACCTGAAGAACAATAAAAAGCAGGGGCTGATGAAGCGCATTGGTCGTTGCATGGGATATCTGCAGGTAGCAGCTGAGATTGAAATGATGGCCAGTGGTGCTGACAATGATGCAGTTGTGCTGGAGGCTCTTCTGCGTGATTTTGATAATACGCCCTTTAAGAAAGCACCTGTTGACTGGATGCAGCCGGGGATGACTTATCTGAAAGGGCGTATATAAGGTGGCTCGTTATCTGTTGCTGGATAATCGACTGAAGATGCGTTCTTTTTGTGTTTTTGCGTAATGATTGTCCCACTCACAATCAAGGTAGCTTAATTCTTCATTCAACCAGTTATTTATATTGGTCTTAATACGCATAAGCATGGGCTGTGTTAATGCTCTGGCGATAATGCCGAGAGTCACAGGTGTGAGATGTCCATACGGCTCAGCCTGAATGGATTTTACTGCATCGTGTTCTTGTGGGAGGAGTAAGAGGCACTCTGATTTTACCCGCTCATTTATGGCTTGCAGGCATAAATCATAATTATGTTGATCGTTATGCATGGTTAATCCTCTACTGAAATTGTCAGATATATTTCAGCCATCAGGAAAAACGCCAGTGTCCTACCGCTGGCGGGCTGAAGATTTAACATATCCAGGGATTCGGAACCGATAAATCCTGATAAATATCCATGAACACCAAAATCAAATATGGCCTGTCGGCTGCCGTTCTGGCGTTGATTGCCATCGGTGCGCCTGCGCCTGATATTCTCGACCAGTTTCTGGATGAAAAAGAAGGTAACCACACAACGGCATACCGTGATGGTGCGGGTATCTGGACCATCTGCCGCGGTGCCACAATGGTGGATGGTAAACCTGTTATTCCGGGCATGAAACTGTCGAAGGAAAAATGCGACCAGGTTAATGCCATTGAACGGGATAAGGCGCTGGCATGGGTGGAGCGCAATATTAAAGTTCCACTGACCGAACCACAGAAAGCGGGTATAGCGTCATTCTGTCCCTATAACATTGGCCCCGGTAAGTGTTTCCCGTCGACGTTTTATAAGCGGCTGAATGCTGGTGACCGCAGGGGAGCGTGTGAGGCGATTCGCTGGTGGATTAAGGACGGTGGCAGAGACTGCCGTATTCGTTCAAACAACTGCTACGGTCAGGTATCCCGTCGTGACCAGGAGAGCGCGCTGGCGTGCTGGGGTATCGACAGATAAGCAGAATATTTTGCTGAAAAATAAGGCATGGCCACGCGGGCGGATAACACGAAATCCTGCGAACTGGCGAAACGTAAGTGAATAAAAGTAAAAACCCCGTTTGTTGGCAGCAAGCGGGGTTTTGTTTTTATGGCAGTAAGCTATGGGAGGCTGCCTTGATTGATTTTAGCAAACTGATTAGGGAGTTGCGACTCATGATTAGTCAATTACCAAACTGGAAATTTTTGCTGGTCTGGAGCATCCCTTTTTTATGGGTAGTATCCCAGTTAATTGTGGCAATTAAGGGGTAGCTATGTCAGACAAACTCATAACGCCGGCAAAGGTCCTGTGTGTGATTGTCGGTATTTCATTTTCACTAATGCTGGTTGCTCTTTTTCTGTCCCTCGCCTGGGTGATGTTGTCTTCGTCGGGGCTGCTGGGGTGACAGTGACTGATGACATCAGCAGAGCGCTGGCTTTTGCTATTAAGTGGGTGGCTGTTGGTATTGCTGTGTCTCCGATGCTATATGGGCTGGCAAAACTGGTCATTGCGCTGAAATCGTGAACTTTAAAAAGATGAGTGCTGAACTTATTCGGGCAATGGCATTTGCCATTCGTATTGTGGCCATTGCTGTTCTGGTCTGGGCAATCCGTTGGTGGTGATATGAACCGTGTTCTGTGTGTGGTGATTATTGTCATGCTGGTGGCCTGTGGTGCGCTTAGTCTGGGGCTGAATCATTACCGTGATAACGCCATTACCTACAAAGCCCAGCGCGACAAAAATGTCAGAGAACTGAAGCTGGCGAACGCGGCAATTACTGACATGCAGATGCGTCAGCGTGATGTTGCTGCGCTCGATGCAAAATACTCGAGGGAATTAGCCGATGCGAGAGCTGAAAATGAAACTCTTCGCGCTGACGTTGCCGCTGGTCGTAAGCGCCTGCGTATCAACGCCACCTGTCCAGGTCCCGTGCGTGAAGCCACCGGCACCGCCCGCGTGGATAATGCAACCGGCCCCCGACTGGCAGACACCGCTGAACGGGATTATTTCACCCTCAGAGAGCGGCTGATGACGATGCACAAGCAACTGGAAGGGGCGCAGGAATATATCCGTACTCAGTGCCTGAAATAAGTTTTGTTGATGCGCCGTATCGTCGCTGTATTCCCTCATTAACAGAGACCGCAGCCCGACAGGGAGACTCCTCTGCGCGAGTGTGCGGGGATAATCAAAAACGATACACACCGGGGTTTACCGCGTTAACGGAGCGCGGCGTTGTCCCCTCATAGTCGCCTGTCCGGTGCGATGGTGGAAGAAGCCGGATGTTTATCACTATTAATTGATGACACAGAAATGGATTCATTGAATTTCAGCACGTTTTTGTATTCGTGTTATTGAACATCTGTTTATTTTACTTTTAACATATTGATAATAAAAAGAGCTGTAAATCTTTAGATGAGTCGATTTTGTCCGGGGAAGTTCAAATGGATTTTATGCTGACGGTTTCTGGTGTGGTTATCCTGTCCATTGCTTATACTGCAGATAAATATGGCTGCCATTTGTTATCACGTATTGGCGCTTATTGTTCGTTGATGCTGATTTTCTCGTCGCTTTTTTTTGAGTAAGTTATATTAATTATAACAAATAATTTTCTGTGTTATTTTTTCAGGCTATCCCGTCAGAGGGGAAGCCTGTACTGCCAGGGAGCGAATGGAAAACTGATGTGTCCGGTAACTGCGTGTTCTGTGAACACCATGTTACTTAATTATGTAATTCATACCCGAACTCTCTGTTGACAGCCTTCTTCTGCAGGCTTCAATAACCCACGCTGAAAAGTTTCCTGAACCTTTCAGATCAAGAGCGATGTTAATTTGTTCAATCATCTGGTTTGGAAATCGGATGTTGCGGGTTGTTGTTCTGCGGGTTCTGTTCTTTGATGACATAATGTTTCCCCATATTCAGTGTTGCTGATTTGTATTATCAGAAGTTGCTTTTACGTTAATTTGACGCAGATCAATTAATACGATACCTGCGTCATAATTGATTATTTCTCGTGGTTTGATGGCGTACACACATGTTGTGATAAACCTTATATAGATGATAATAATTATCATTTCGTGGGTCCTTTCCGGCGATCCGACCGGTTACGGGGCGGCGACCTCGCGGGTTTTCGCTATTTATGAAAATTTTCCGGTTTAAGGCGTTTCCGTTCTTCTTCGTCATAACTTAATGTTTTTATTTAAAATACCCTCTGAAAAGAAAGGAAACGACAGGTGCTGAAAACGGGCTTTTTGGCCTCTGTCGTTTCCTTTCTCTGTTTTTGTCCGTGGAATGAACAATGGAAGTCAACAAAAAGCAGCTGGCTGACATTTTCGGCGCGAGTATGGGCGCTGGCCAATGACATGAACTGCAGCGCAGGTCAGCTGCTTGCCAGTGCCGCCTCCCGGCGTCTGGTCACGCAGACCGCCCGGACAGGCTCCATCGGCGTCAAGGGCAAATACACCATGACCGGTGAAGCCTTCGATCCGGTTGAGGTGGATATGGGCCGCAGTGCGGCGAACAACATCACGCAGTCCGGCGGCACGGAGTGGAGCAAGCGTGACAAGTCCACGTATGACCCGACCGACGATATCGAAGCCTACGCGCTGAACGCCAGCGGCGTGGTGAATATCATTGTGTTTGACCCGAAAGGCTGGGCGCTGTTCCGTTCCTTCAAAGCCGTCAGGGAGAAGCTGGATACCCGTCGCGGCTCTCATTCCGAACTGGAGACAGCGGTGAAAGACCTGGGCAAAGCGGTGTCTTATAAGGGAATGTATGGCGATGTGGCCATCGTCGTGTATTCCGGACAGTACGTGGAAAACGGCGTCAAAAAGAACTTCCTGCCGGACAACACGATGGTGCTGGGTAACACTCATGCACGCGGTCTGCGCACCTATGGCTGCATTCAGGATGCGGATGCACAGCGCGAAGGCATTAACGCCTCTGCCCGTTACCCGAAAAACTGGGTGACCACCGGCGATCCGGCGCGTGAGTTCACCATGATTCAGTCAGCACCGCTGATGCTGCTGGCTGACCCTGATGAGTTCGTTTCCGTACAACTGGCGTAATCGTGGCCCTTCTGGGCCATTGTTTCTCTGTGGAGGAGTCCATGACGAAAGATGAACTGATTGCCCGTCTCCGCTCGCTGGGTGAACAACTGAACCGTGATATCAGCCTGACGGGGACGAAAGAAGAACTGGCGCTCCGTGTGGCAGAGCTGGAAGAAGAGCTTGATGACACGGGCGACACTGCCGGTCAGGATACCCCTCTCAGCCCGGAAAATGTGCTGACCGGACATGAAAATGAGGTTGTATCAGCGCAGCCGGATACCGTGACTGATACGGCTGATCTGGTCACGGTTGTGGCACTGGTGACGCTGCATACTGATGCACTTCACGCCACGCGGGATGAGGCTGTGGCATTTGTGCTGCCGGGAACGGCGTTCCGTGTCTCTGCCGGTGTGGCAGCTGAAATGACAGAGCGCGGCCTGGCCAGAATGCAATAACGGGAGGCGCTGTGGCTGATTTCGATAACCTGTTCGATGCTGCCATTGCCCGCGCCGATGAAACGATACGCGGGTACATGGGAACGTCAGCCACCATTACATCCGGTGAGCAGTCCGGTGCTGTGATACGTGGTGTTTTTGATGACCCTGAAAATATCAGCTATGCCGGACAGGGCGTGCGCGTTGAAGGCTCCAGCCCGTCCCTGTTTGTCCGGACTGATGATGTGCGGCAGCTGCGGCGCGGCGACACGCTGACCATCGGTGAGGAAAACTTCTGGATAGACCGGATTTCGCCGGATGATGGCGGAAGCTGTCATCTCTGGCTTGGGCGGGGCGTACCGCCTGCCGTTAACCGTCGCCGCTGAAAGGGGGATGTATGGCCATAAAAGGTCTTGAGCAGGCCGTTGAAAACCTCAGCCGTATCAGCAGAACGGCGGTGCCCGGTGCCGCCGCAATGGCCATTACCCGATCATTCGCATTGTCATTCGCTGCTTTAACTGCCTTCGGTGTCGCGGCAAGCGTTTCAGACGTACTGTTTGTCGCACTGCTGAGCTGTACTATCCCCTTTTTCGTCGTGCTCGCATCCTCAAGCGCCACGGCGGATGCAATATCCTCTGCCCGTTTTGCCGCTGTCTCAGCGCGCGTTGCTGCGGATTCTGCCGTACTTTTGCTCTGTGCTGCCGCTGTCGCACTGCCAGCAGCCTCTGTCGCCTTTGTGGATGCCGTCGTGGCGCTGCTCTTCGCTGCTGACGCCTGTCTGGTCGCCTCATCTTTTGAAGCAGACGCCGATGATGCCGATGACGCCGCCGAACTGGCGGACGATGCCGCTGCCGTTTTTGAGGATTCTGCGCTGGTTTCCGACGCTTTCGCGTTCGTTTCGGATGTCTTCGCTGAGGAAGCAGACCTCGCTGCTGCGCTGGCCTGTTCAGTGGCTTCGCCAGTCTTCGTTGTGGCTGTTGAAGCGGATGATGCGGCGCTTTCTGCCGATTTTCCGGCGGCGGTGGCACTGACTGAGGCCTGCCCGGCACTTGTTGATGCGGCACTGGCGGACGACGCAGCCGCTGTTTTTGAATCTGCCGCAGCTGAGGCACTCTGTCCCGCTGCCGTTTCAGAAGACCTGGCGTTCGTCTCGGACGTTTTGGCCGCCTTCGCAGAATTTGCTGTCGCCGTTGCCGAGGAAGCTGCGCTGCTGGCGCTCGAGGCTGCGCTCGTTTCTGATGATTTTGCCGCCTCTTTTGAAGCCGACGCATCCCGGGCTGAGGTGGCAGCTTCTGACGCTTTCGTGGTCGCGGTGGATGCAGAAGTGGCTGCTGATTGTTGTGACGCTGCGGCATTCGTTTCTGACGTTTTCGCCGCAGCGGCACTGGTGGCCGCCGCGCTTTTTGAGGACTCTGCAGCGGCAGCACTTTTTTCCGCTTCAGTGGCCTTTGTTGATGCCGTTTCTGCGCTGGAAGACGCTGACTGAGCCGACGACGCGGCCTGTCCGGCTGACGTGCTGGCTGCGCGTGCTGAGCCTGCAGCATCAGTCGCATGGGTTGCCGCCTCACGGGCTGATGTGCTGGCATCGCCGGCTGACTTCTTCGCGGCTGCCGTGTTCTGTGCCACTGCGGACGCGTTACGCTCCACCTCTTCCACCATCACTTCAAAACGGCGCAGTGCCTCCGGTCGGACATCATCCTCCGTCATGGCACCGAGAAAATCATTCAGCGTACCTGGTCTGGAACCTTCATAGACGGTAATGGTCCCGGCATGTGAAGGCGGAAAACCTTCAACCAGCAGGGTGACGCTGTACTGACCATGCTCAACATCCATGCTGTAACGTCCGGCTTCATCCGGATTTTCAGAGGCCACCGTGTTCACCACCACCGTGCTGCTGGTTCGTCTGGCCTTCAGCACAATGGTGCAGTTCTGTACTGGTTTTCCTGTGCCATCTTTAAGCACGCCAGAAATTTTTACTGTCATACTTTTCCACCAATAAAAAAAGCCCGCAGCAGTGACGCCACGGGCTTCAGGACAGTGTAACTTTACGTTTCCTCAAACGCAGTTCACCCCATAAGGTGGATGAACCTGCGTATCATAACAATATTTACAGAAGATAAATCGGCGTCTGTTGTCAGAAACGGTATCCGATACCAACAATAAATGCATCCGTTCGCCAGTCGCCACTACCGGAACCTTCATAAGCAAGGTCAATGGTCACGGATTCGGTCGGATTAAACTGCACGCCAGCCCCCCACGCCAGAGACGTGTTGCTGTGGCGACCGTCATCACTTCCGGTCAGCACATCGTGCGTTTTCCCCTTGTTGTCAGTTACGCGGAGATAATCCCCGGAGAAAGTCGAAATACGGCTGTAAGCCACACCCGCCATCGCATACGCGCTGAACCATTCATTCACGCGCACAGACGGCCCCGCCATTACGCTGAACCAGCGGTTACGAACGGAATCTTCATGCCAGCGGGTATCGCTGTAACGGGTCAGCTGGCGATTCTTGTCTCCTGCATAGCTGAATGACGTCACCAGCCCCAGTGTGTCCGTAAACTCATAACGGTATTTCACGTTAATCCCGTTCAGATCATCACTGCCGGGGACGTTCGTCGAGGCATGAAGATACCCCGCGCTCAGCGTGGACTGATGTTCAGACGCCCATGCAGGCGCACCGGATACGGCCAGACAAATGGCTGCGGACAAAATTGCTGCACAAACTTTACGCATAATTACCTCTCGCTTTTCTGCAATAAAAAAGGCGTCACTCCTGACGCCCTTTATTGGGGTTATAAATATTTCAACGAATACTGATGCCGGAAGCGGCTTTTTTGGTCACAATCACCGTACAGTCGGTGATATTGCCTGCCCCCTGATTGCCTTTCTGGAAAATCTTAAACTCCAGAGTGACGCTACCACCACCACTAGGCATATCAATAACTGCACTGTAACTACCGGGAATGGCCCCTTTAGTTTCTCTGGATGCGATTAATACGCCGTTTTTGCGAACTTCAAAACCATAACCCGTGTATCGCGTGCCTCCTGGGTTATTTCCGCTCCCCGGATCGTCATACGCTATACCGTTAAAAATAATGGGCGGAATAATAATCTGGCGGTCAAAGTTATGATCATCGCTGATGGTGACTGTAACCGTACCGTTTGGTGTTTCCGTGTTACCCCACGTACCGACTTTTTTCGGGAAGGCTTTTGATACAGCTTTAACGAAATCCCCTCTGACCTGGGTCGCCTCCAGCATGCCCTTAATCGTACAGTTCTGGTTAATCTTGACATTGTTGAGCGTTCCTGAGTTCGCATTCACACTGCCACTGATATCCGCATTTTTAGCGGTCAGCTTTCCGTCTGATGTCAGGGAAAATACCGGAGGACTGCCACCGCTGGTAATGGTGGGGGCCGTCAGGCGCTTCAGGAACACGTCGTTCATGAATATCTGGTTGCCCTGCGCCACAAACATCGGCGTTTCATTCCCGTTTGCCGGGTCAATAAACGCGATACGGTTAGCGGCAACCAGAAACTGGCTCAGCTTGCCTTCCTCCGTGTCCTCCATTCCTGTCACCCTTTGAGGTGTTTTCCACCAGTGCCTGTACACCGAAGGTAAAGCGCAGACGGTCGATGTTTGCAGACGTAATGGTGCGGGTGATCGGCGTGTCATATTTCACTTCCGTACCCAGCACCGTCTCGGAGCCGGAGGATTCAAACCCCTCCGGCGGTGTCTGCTCCTGCTCACCGGCACGGAACACCACCGTGACACCGGAGATGTTGGTATTCCCCTCAGTGTCCAGCACCGGCGTACTGTTCAGCAGCACGCTTTTTAATCCATCCACCGGACCTTCAACCGGCCCTTCGCTGATGGCATCGATCACACTCAGCAACTGCGTGGACTTCAGGTTGTCCTTCGCTTCGCGCGGGGTATGCCCCTTACTGCTTCCTTTACCCATTCCTCACGCTCCATAAATGACAAAACCGCCCGCAGGCGGTTTCACATAAAACATTTTGCATCAGCGACCAATCACCACAACCTGACCACCGTCCCCTTCGTCTGCCGTGCTGATCTCCTGAGAAACCACGCGTGACCCCACGCGCATTTCCCCGTACAGAACGGGCAGAACATTGCCCTGGGCAACCATATTATCCAGCGAAGAAAAATAGGTGTTCTGTTTGCCGTTATCTGTTGCCTGTGTGCGGGGAGTTCTGGCTTTCGGTGCCAGCATCTGCGCCACACCACCGAGCACCATACTGGCACCGAGAGAAAACAGGATGCCGGTCATCCCACCGGCCCCAATGGCTGCCCCCCATGCTGCAAGGGTGACTCCGGCGGTAAAGAATGATCCGGCAATGGCGGCAGCCCCCAGGACAATCTGGAATACGCCACCTGACTTGGCCCCGGCGACTCTGGGAACAATATGAATCACAGCGCCATCAGGCAGAGTCTCATGTAACTGCGCCGTTAACCCGGACGTGCTGACGTCCCGCCCGGCAATCCGTACCTGATACCAGCCGTCGCTCAGTTTCTGACGAAACGCCGGGAGCTGTGTGGCCAGTGCGCGGATGGCTTCAGCCCCCGTTTTCACACGAAGGTCGATGCGGCGGCCAAATCGTTGCAAATCCCCGTAAAGGCAGATGCGCGCCATGCCCGGTGACGCCAGAGGGAGTGTGTGCGTCGCTGCCATTTGTCGGTGTACCTCTCTCGTTTGCTCAGTTGTTCAGGAATATGGTGCAGCAGCTCGCCGTCGCCGCAGTAAATGGCGGCGTGATTCGGCACCGATGAACCAAAACAGCACAGCAGCACATCGCCCGGCTGTGCCGCTGACAACGGCACCTGATACAGCCCCGTCGCCTCCAGATTATCCAGATAGAGATTCTGACCGTGACGCCACCAGTCATCCTCACGATGAAAGTCCGGCATCTCAATCCCCGCCAGATGATAAGCATCCCGGAACAGTGTGTAACAGTCCGTCACACCGTGCTCAAAGCGCCGCCCGGTGAGATGCGGCACACAGCGGAACTTATGAATCGTCCCCCGGCAGACCAGCCACCACGGCAAATCACTCTGCACCTGCAGCCGCCGGTCGGCCTCACTCAGCCAGGGCAGACCACCGGGGTGGCTGTGGACCAGCGCCACAATCTCACCCTGCATTTCTGCCTGCAGCCAGTCTTCCGGCGACATACGGAAATACGCCTCCGGCTCACCGGAAATATTCATGCAGGGAAAATATCTTTCCCCCTCCGGCGTTCTCACCACGAAGCCGCACGACTCCGCTGGCGCACATCGCCGGGCGTGCGCCAGAATCGCTGATTCTGTCTCTGTCATGGGATTACTGCGAAAGTTTGTTAATGGAAAGGAAGCCGCCAAAGTTGCCGACGTTATTGCGGAACTTACAGCCACCCAGGCATTTGCTGCATTTATCCTTCGTGATATCGGACGTCGGCTGGTCATATTCATCCGCGACAGCCGGACCGCTATAACCGCACTCGTCACCGCGATAGGTCCAGGTGCAGGTGTTGGCCAGCATGATACGTCCCGGAAAAACAGCGCCATCCGTTTCCGTCGGCGTGGACAGTACAAAGGAGGCACTCACCGCGCTCAGTTCGCTGCACTGCTCGATGCGCCAGCGGCTGATCACCTCCTGCTCCGGATCGGCGTCACTGTTTCCGTTGACGAAGTTCACCGCATCCAGAAAACGGGCGTAAACCTTACGCCGGACCACCGTTCCGCCGACCAGACTCTGCAGATCTTCCGCCATCCCGGTGACCATACCGTACAGGTTAGAAACCGTCAGCGTGGGGCGCGTACTGGTGCCTTTGCCATTCAGTTCAAAACCGCTCCCCTGAATGGGATACGGCTGATACTGTCGCCCCTGCCAGGTGACCGGCTCACCTTTTTCGTTCTGCTCATTACAGAAAAAATAACGTTCTCCACCGACCTCTGTCAGGTCGATTTCCCAGAGCACCACGCTGGCCGACTGCTCCGCACGGGTGCATTCATTCAGTGTTTCCTGCCGGATATCCTGCATCAGTTCACCACCTGTTCAAACTCTGCGCTGAACTCAACACGCAGCATACTGACCCGCGACGACCATTTTGCGCAGGTCACCTTTATCTGCCGCCACTCATAAGGCGGCGTCCACAGAAAGGATTTCCAGCCCCCGTGCTCTTCCAGAAACGACTCCAGTACCGTGGCCTCCTCACGGGGGACAGAAAGCGTCACGCTGTACGTTTTCAGGTTGGCATTCAGCCCGGCAGGCGCTCGCTGGGAATAGCCATCACCAAAGCGCACCTTTCTTACAGAAGGGGCCGAAGCCACATCCATACCGGGTTTCACTTTCCAGCGGAAGGTTTTCATCGTCCACCTCCGGAGAACAGGCCACCATCACGCATCTGTGTCTGAATTTCATCACGGGCACCCTTGCGGGCCATGTCATACACCGCCTTCAGAGCAGCCGGACCTATCTGCCCGTTCGTGCCGTCGTTGTTAATCACCACATGGTTATTCTGCTCAAACGTCCCGGACGCCTGCGACCGGCTGTCAGCCAGACTGCCCGGTGTCAGGTCTTTAACTTTAGCCAGACGCGACCAGTCAACGTCTGAAAGCGGGTTCGCATAAGGGTCGCCGCTCCCGTTATAAACCCACAGGGTGGTTCCGGCACCTTTCACCGGTATTGCTGGATTTGGTACAGGCATATCGTCCTCACATTTCATAGGTAATGACATAAGTCAGATCGGCAGAACTCCACAGGCCCGCATCATCGTCGCGCCGGTAGTCATAGCCGCTGGCCACCATACTGGTGATCAAATCTGACAGTGCCGGGACATCGCTCATCACCGGATAAATCCGGGACTCCATCCACGAATCCAGCTCTGAATCCGGCACCTGAGCAGGCAGGAAAACTTCAATATGCAGCTCCGCCTGCCAGGTATCACTGTCCAGCTCTTCGCCCGTGTATTCAGCGCCGGTGAGATAAACGGCAATTGCCGGAAAATCCGCCTCATCAAAAACAGCGGGGCGACCATCAAAAAGCGTCGCCCCGGTGTCATGCTTCTCCAGTGCATCCAGTACGGCTGCACGGAGTTCAGTATGTTTCATCGCTTTATTACCATTCTCAGTTGATGCTGCAGCGCATAGCCCAGCTCTTTCGGAAGACGTTCACGCCGTATCCGTTCAATATTCTGTTTAAACGCCGTGGTAAGCGGCACCGCCATCGGGATTTTCACCACATCAATGGGGTAACGGTTTTTCCCGGCCACACGCTGCATGACATGCCACCGGCCATTTTTCAGTTGCTGAATAAACGCGCCGGGAATACGACGGTTTCCCACCACAAGCACGCTGCCGCCACCTTTCAGGGATGAACGCTGCCCCTTTTTACGACGTCTGCGGCGGGAAAGGACAACCCGCGCGTTACCCAGCTTGATTACGGGCAAATCC